TCCGTCCGCAAGTAGGCCGGCGAAGGTGTCGAGCGCCGCATGGACCGCGGCGCGAAGATTGGCGGCAGCGGCGTAGGTGAGGGCGTGGCAGCGGAACCGCAGACGCGAATGCAGCTCGCCCATACTTCCGTCCAGCAGGATGACTTGCTTGTCCGGCAGGACCGCGTAGGTGATGGCCGGGAAGGATGTGAACCCAGGCGGCAGTGTCAGGGGCATGACCCCCGCGCCAACAAGGGCAGAGACGCCAGGGTCGGCGTCAAGCTTGGCGGTGATGCCGGCTTCAATCATGACAACCCCTCAGTGATGAGATCTCCGCTGGCACCGAGTTCTTCGTTGATGCCGTCGGCCATGGTCTGCAGGATCGCGTCCAGCGCTTCCTGGGCGCTGGCCTGGAAGGCCGGGCCAATGAATGGGTACGGTTCAACGAATCCTTTGCCGACAAACTTGCTCTTGCGCTTTTTGCCGCGCGTAAGTTCGTGGCCATGTTCAAGCCAGTTGGCAACGTAGTCGGTGTCCACGCCATCCGCGTAACCGGGGCCGACAGTGATCTGCGCGTACCCCTTTTCACCGTCGATATCGAGCATGGTCTGGATGCTGTCTCTAACCTCTCCGGGCCGAAGGGCGTTGCCTCCGGAGTGCTTGTCTTTGCGCACGGGTGCGAAATCGCGCTGCGCTCCGGCGAGGACTTCTCCCCCGGCGCGTAGAGCGCGAGCAGTGATGGTGGCGGCGATCTTGACCCCGAGATCGGTCAGATTGCGCTCGAAATTGGAAGTATCGACGTCCATCTCCAGCTTCATCAGTCGGCCTCATTCAAAACGTGGCAAAGGATCTGCAGCTTACGGCGGCGGCGCTCGATGTCGGTGACGGTGTCGATGACGTAGACGGTGCCGTCGGCGAGAGCGACGATGCGGTCGGCGGCGCTGATCTGGACAGCCGCGCCTGCCCAGCGGATGCAAACGACGTACGTCGCCTTGGAAACGAACTCAGCGGTTTCGTTCAGCATCTGGCTGCTCAGAATCTCAATGTCTGCCCAGCAGGTGTAGTACGTGCTCCACGCCGTCGAGGGCTGCCCGAAAGCATCGGGCGTGGCCGCGGCCTGTTGGAACTGCACCCGGTGACGTAGTTGCCCGGCCTGAATTGGCTTCATGTGGCCTCGTAGACGCCGCTCGCGGCAACGTCAATGAAAAGCAGGTCGGCCCTATTCCAATCATGCTTCGGCTGGCTCTCGCGTTGGATCGACACGGCCATGTCGATCGCTGCATCTGGACAGCTCGCGGCGATTAGGAAGACGTGCTCGGATATCCTTCCAAGTTTTACGCGGTACAGTGTTTTCGTGTCCATTAGAACCTTTCCGTGATGTAGGGCGCGAGGATGGCGGCGATGTTGAGCGGCATCTCGTAGGGCTGCGTGCCAGGGACAAGGGAAACCGGCTCGCGATTCTCGTAGAAGTTGGCGATCACCATCTTGATGGCGAGCTTGATGCGAGCGGGCACCAGCGCGGCGCTGGCATAGCCACAGACGCACGGCACACAAATCGCGTTGCGCTGCGAAGTGTAGGGCGGCCAGATTTTCCCAGGCGCGAGATAGATGCGCGCCGGTTCGCTCACCAGGTCAACCAGGTAGATGGATGGGTCGAGGGTTTGGGTGACGCCGTTCACGTCCACATAGGTGACCGGCCCGACCGACTGGGTGGGCGGCATACTGAGTTCGAGATACGAATTCAGCGGCCACTGCTGCGCCCAGCGGCTGGACCCTCCGTAAGGGATGGGCACGTTGGAGCCGGGATAATTCAATCCGGTCATGAAGCGGCGGTCGCGCGGGATGAAGTCCTGAAAGTAGAAGTTCCAGGTCTGGGTCATCAGGGCGCGACCGCAGAACTCTTCGACATACTGGCGTGCGGCTGGAATCATGTCCACGATAAAGCCAGACTCGTCGCCGGTGTCGTCAATGCGCAGGTATTGCATGATGTGCTGCGGCGTAAGCGGTTCGGCGATGGGCGCGACGATGAGTTTGCTGGGCATGGGCTACTCGGAAATCTTTTTGGCCAAAGCGGCGAGCTGCTCGGCACTCTGCGCGGTGGGATCGGCTTCGAAGTACTCGACGCACTGGGCGATGCCGGCGAGCTGGGAGGCGGTGAGCTTGCGCAGTTCGAGCGCGGGCTGCTTGGCGACGGCTGTCTCGGGAGCGCCTGTAACGTTATTCACGGCCCCAGGCGGCGTGGTGACCACGGGGACAGCCGTTCCTCCCGCGATGAGGCGCGCGGCCACATCGTCGGGAACGTCAACAATCTGGCCCTCGGTGGTGTAGGCGGTGCCGGAGAGGCTGGTGAAAAGTTTGATTTGCATGGTGCTCCAAAAAGCGTTCGAAAAAGCGGAGCCGGGATTGCATGTCCAGCTCCGCGCACAGATAAGGCAAGGTCAACTACCCCACATCTGCTAACAGCGGCAGATATGGGGCACCCGTGCACCCGTGCACCCGTGCACCCGTGAGAGCCCGCAGCCGGGTAACGCGCTTTCGCGCTGCGCTGCCGCGGGCGCCCAGGTTTACGCGTGCATCGTGTAGGCGACGAGCGCCTTGGTGCTGGCGCAGACGAGGCGGCTGTCACCGCGATAAAAGCCGACGTAGGCAACCTGGTCGGAAACGGCGTACAGCTCGTTGAGGCGGCGGATTACAATGCCGCGCACGTCGCGCACGATGAACTTGCCAAAATCCCCAAACAGGATGGTGATGTGGGTGGCCGCGACCTTCGCCATCTGCTGGTTGGTGATCACCTTGAAGCCAAGGAGCGAGGTGAACATGCCAGGCAGGGTGCTGTAATCGAGCAGGTAGCGGTTGTTGGAATCCTTCAACTGCCGGATCATGCGGACGGTGTCGTCATTCATCATGAAGGCGCACTTGGGGTTGCTGCGATACGCCGGATCGACCGCATGCTGCAGGGTGATCAGCTCGTCGGGAGCGATGGCGGTGGGAGACGCGCTGGTAACAGCCGCGGTGGCCCCAACGGTGACGCCCTGGAAATAGCTGGTACCGGAGCCGGTGGTCTGTGCCGCGTTCTGACGGCGGCCGAGGCGCTCGCCCATCATGCCGCCGAGTTCCGTGTCCAGATTGATGCCGGTGTCTTCCAGCAGTTCGGTGGGAACCAGGATCAGGCCGGAATCGATTTTGCTGGAAATCAGCGTGACCTGGCCGAAGGTGATGTCCTGCTCGCTGGCGGCGGTGTTGATGGTGGAATCTTCGCCGGTGTTGCCGGTATCATCGGTGGTCGGCCAAGGGATGGCATTGCCGGATTCGGTCTTGAGGATGCGGGCTGCCTGACGGACGCCACCGAACATCAACTCGGCGCGTTCCAGCTCAGCCATGAATCCCTGGGGAACCAGATAGCCGCCGCCCGTGGTGCTGACGGTCTGGGCGCGCTGTTCCGTTGCTCCATCCTTCACTTCGCGGTATCCATTTTTCAGGATGCTGCGCTGCTCCGGGGTGAGTTCCTGCACGCCAAAGCGCATGTAGGCTTCAAACGCTGCACTGTAGGCGCGGCCTTCGGCTTCGATCGCTTTCTTGCGATCTTCAGGAGCGGGATCCAGCTTCGGGTCTACGATCGGATCCGTCTTGGTGGCCAGCTCGCGCTCGCGGGTTTCCTGCTTTTCGTAGAGATCGATGTCGCTCTGCAGCTTGTCGATATCGGCGTCCATGGCGGTTGCCTTGGCGCGGATCTCGGTGGTGAGTTCGCCGGCCATCAGGGCCCGGCAGTCGGCGATCAGCTTGGCGCGCTTCTCGCGAAGTTCTTTCGATTTGAGCATCAACATGACGTTTGTCCTTGGGTGGTGCGAATTGCGAGACAGGCGCCCTGCCGGGTGCTTCGTCGCGTTCCCGTGCTGGGCAGACGGCTGCCGCCGTCCGCGAAGCGCGGGAAAAAATCGGGTTGTGATAGAAAAACCTGTAAGCGGCGCGCTAGATTTACACTGCGCTGGGGTCCTTCGCTTCGCTCCAGGATGACACTTCTAAACTTAAAGCTTTTCGGCGAGCTTGAGGTGTATCTCCATGTGCTCTTTGAAATCAGATCGCGCTGTTTCTTCGCTTGCCGCCCGCGCACTTCGTTTGGCGCAGCGGCAGTTTTCGTCGTCGCACTCTTCGTCCGAGCAGTCGGCGCAATTATCGTCCTGGCACTCGGGGCAGTCGCACTCGCAATCGGCGGCGGCGGCGCGCATCTCCTTGGGAATTTCCAGACCCTCGAAGAGCTGGCTGCGAACGCCGGCGGTGGTGGAAGCGTAGGCCGGATAGGTCACGGGCGAAACATCGATCAGGTCCACGTCAAGAATCTCGCGTAGGCAGGTGAATACTCCGTCTTTGGTGGCTTCGTTCCATTTGTCGCTGCGGGTCACGAAAGCGAAGCTGCTGGCGTCGATGTCGCCGCGGCTAATGGATTCCATGAGGTCATTGGCCACCGTGGTATTCGGCGGGTCGATCTCGTACCTCAGTCCCTTGTCATCCACGGAGAGGCGCAGCGTGCTGGACTTGATGCGCCCGAGTACCTTGCCGTCGTGGTGATTGAAGAGGGCGCGCACGTCCTGCTTTTCCTTGATAGCTCGGTCGAATGCGGTGGGGCGAATCACTTCGCTAAATGAACCGCCAATCTTCGCGATCTTGTTGAAGACGGCTGCGTAGCCCGTGATCATGGTGGGCTTGTCGGCTTCCTTCTGGAGGCGGACTTCGGTCTGGAGGAAGCGGCGTTCTTGTTTTACGCGGGGCATTTTTACGCGGGACATTGGCACTCCTGTTCGAAGCGCGCGATGGCGCGTTCGGCAAAATTGGGTAGAGCTGGATCCATCTCGGACATCATGCGCATACAGAACTCGCGCGAGCTGGGCAGCGCGGCGCTTCCACGGGCCGTGTGCAGGACGGCAAAGGACTCGAATACCGTCGCGAGAGCCTCTGCGACCCTCACTGCATCTCTCTTTTCCCACTTGGAAACCCTGGACTGAACGTCTTGCAGCCAGGCGACATGCGCGCTGCGAACCCCGGCGCCAGCGGTGACATCCGCATCGGGCGCGGCGGGAGGCACGGGCGGAGTTGAGCCCTTCTTGATCTGAGCCTCAAGCACCTCATCGACTTTGTCCAGCGGCATGAAACCTTGCTGCACGAAGTAGCGCTCGCCGCCCTCGATGGGATCAAGGTCTTCCCAATCGCGAATGTCGTTGGGCGACAGGGCCGCCGAGGACCACAAGGATTTGTAGAACTCGCTGCGGCCTTTGGCATCGCCGCGCAGCAGCCCGTTGAGGTCGAACTTGCAGTAAAGATCGTCGGTGTTGGGGAAGCACTTGCGGTCGAACTCCTGCTCGATGGCCTGCACCCAGGGCGTCACAGTGAATTTCACAAAGCTCAGGAAAAAGGCGTCGGCCGAGGCGTGTGTGGCCGTCTCCGAGAGGCCGACCAGGACGCCGGGCACGCGGTAGATGCGGGCAATATCGGCGAGCTGGAATTGACGTGTCTCGATGTACTGCGCGTCGGCGGGCGGAATCGAGAGCTGGTTCCACTTGAGGTCGCCCGAGAGGATGGGAACCTTGCCGTGATTACGCGCGCCGCTGAATTTGCTGAACCACTTGTCTTCGAGGTTCTCGCGCTGATCCCTGGTGAGCTTGGTGGCGCTCGACAGATAGCCGGACGGCCGCGAGCCGTTGCCGAAAAACGATGCCCCGGCCGACTCCGCCGCGAGGCTGAGGCCGATGGCCTGGCGGTGCTGCGCAATCGGAGAAAGGCCGGCGATACCATCGAGCGATAGGCAGGGGACATGGATCACGTCCGAGCAGTCGAGGGTATCGCGCTGGCCGTTGCGGCGGGTGACGGCGAAGACCAGACGCTCCTCATCGAGCGATTCATAGACTTGCACGGTCCACGATGGCAAGAGCCGGAAGAACTTGATGCGATTGGCGCCGTCGCGCACGATCTCCACGTAAAGATTGCCGTAGAGCAGCACGTTGATCATCATGGCGACGCGGAAGCTGAACGATGTCATGCAGGCGTTGGGTTCGGCGTGGAGCAGGTAATGCTCCGCGCGATCGCGCGCCACGGTCTTCGTTTTCCCGGTCCGGCGAAAAACATCCCATGGCACCTGGGCGAGGGTTTGGGCGAGCACGTTGACACAGGCGTACACGGCGGTGCACTTGAGCGCGCCGCGCTCGCTCACGGCCATGCCCGACTCGGTCGGTGACATGCCGAAGGCCTCGAAGAGCCAACCCAGCGGGGCGGAGAGCGAAGAGGTGAGGCCATCGCGGCGCTCGACGATAGAGCTAAGGAATCCCATGGCTATTCAAGGTCCTGACGGCGTTTACGCTGGTCGGCGGAGGCGCGAGCGACGAGAATGCAGAGTCCGCCGGCAACGAGGAGGCCGAGAGGGCGATAGATGAAGGCGGCTCCAGCAATGAGCAGGAGGAAACCTGCGAGGATGAGCCAATCTGTCTTGTTCATTCGGAATCCATAACTTGCTTAAAGTAGGCTCTGCGGGCCTTTTCTGCTTTCGAGAGCGCGGGTAAAGCTGGTGCGCCGGGCACGGCGTGAGGCGTTTCTTCTTCGCTGGGGCCGATTTCGTCAATATCCGGTCCGTCGTTGGATTCCGGAAGCGTTCCGGCGCGCGACATGGCCATGATGTAGGCGGCGGCGCCGTCGATCTTGGAATCTGCGTTGGCGCGATCGGGAATGATTGAATCTTTCCCTACCGCGCGGGCGACCACGTTGGACATCATCCAGGACATCACCGGGTCCCCGTCGTGCTCGACGGAGTTGGCGCGCACGTTTTTTTCGATCTGGTGCATGGCCGGCGAAAGGTTCTCAGCCGACTGGGTGATCTTCACAAACTCGATGGACTGATCCCAGCGTGGATCCTGCTGCACGAACTGCACGAGCGGCGGCGCATGGTGAGGATCGAATGCAACTTCTTTGACCAGGTAGCGCTCGCAGTCGTCGATCAGGTCCTCTTTGATCAGGGGATAGTCGGTGACGTTGCCGCGCGTCTCGGTAAGCCATCCGTCGGCAACCCACGGAAGGTAGTGAGCGTTGCGCTTTTCCCGGACGCGGGCCGAGTTGAGATAGTGCTTGGTGAACACCGCGTATCCCGGCTCGCCGTTGACCTCATGGCTGAAGACGTACACCTTGGAGGCAATGTCGATTTCATCTGCGAGGTCGAGGCCGATGACGCAGGGCTGCCCTTCAAACTGCTTGATGAGAAGCTCGGGATTAGCGCACGCCTTCCACAGTTCGGAGTTGATCCAGGCGTTGCGCGTGTTGGTCCAGACATTGAGCTGCTTGTTCTTGAAATCGTTTTGCTTCTCCACGAAGGCGACGGCGGAGGCCTGATCGTCGAGCAGCTTCTGCCGGTCAACGGTGATGCCGAGGGACGGCTGAGCTTTTACCAGTGCGGCCTCGGTCGTCCAGTCATCCTCAGGATCGATGGTGTAGACGATTCCAAAGATGCGCTCGTCGACGACGGAGCCATCGAGGATTTTTTCAACCTGCTGCTGCGTCTCATAGCAGGGGCTGGAAATGTCATTGCCGGCGGTGGTGATCTCCAGCAGCAGGGGATTGTCACGCGCGGCCATGCCCTGGTACATCGCGTTGAGCAGCTCATAGGTGCCGTGCTCGTGAAACTCCTCAAGGGCGGCGCAGGAGGGCGAATCGCCGTCTCCCGGCTTGGCGATGACCGGCTTGAGAATCGAGCCGTCCTCGTCGCGCACCAGGGAATGGACGTTGACCTTGATGCCAAAGTGCTTCTTGAGCGACGGCGATTTCATCACCATCGCGCGGCAGGTTTTGAATGCCGTGCGCTTCGCCTGGTCCAGCGAGGTGGCGCCAATATAGACCTCGGCGGCGTACTCGCCGTCGGCGCAGAACTTGTAGAGTTCGATGCCAGCGCAGATCGTGGTTTTTGCGGCCTTGCGGGGAACGCAGATATAGGCGATGCGAAACCGGTAACGGTCGGGACGAGCGCGCTCGACCCATCCGAAGAGTGAGGCGATGATGAACGCCCAGGACGGGGTGAGGGTGATCAGCTCCTTGCGCCGCGCCCACGCTCCCTTGATGTGCGGGAGTGCCTCGATGAACTCGCAGGCGCGGGAGGCGGATTCCTTGTCGAAGATGAAATCAAACCCGAACTCGCGCTTGCGAATGCGCGCGAGGTCTGTGAGGTGACGCTGGCAGGCTTGCTTGACCTGCCTGCAGGCGGGAACCCTGCCGCGGACGACATCCTGGGCATACTGCTTGGCAAGCGCCGCAAAGTCGCGCTTACTGGTTGCGGGCGGTAGGCTTGCCGCGTCCAGTGGCAGCGAGGCGTCCGAAGGTGTCATCGGCGGCTTCTTTCTTGGTGGACGGAGCATGGACGCGGCTGCGATCGGCGGGAGTTAGGCCCATCCTGCCCAGGAGATTCAGGAGCAGATTGGCCTCGGCGGCTTTGAGGTTCTCCGGCGGCTTGATCTTGCCCTCGCGCTCGGGATCGGGATCGCCGCCGCGCATGCGCGCAACCAGCGTGCAGTAGAGCTCGACCATGACGCGATCGGAGATTGTTAGGATATTTTCCGGAGCCTGGAGAATCAGCTCAAGCCAGGCTTTGCGCTGGGCTTTGGTGAAGGTCACCGGGGGATCGCCGAGAGGTCCGGAGGGGGCTGGCTCACCTTCGCGGGCAGCTCGGCGCTGCGGATCATGATCGAACGAGCCATTTTGCTCAAGCATGGAGGTAGGAGTGCGCGGTCTAGGCATAATCTGCTCGATTTCGCCCGTCCCCGGCCGCTTCGGCAGCCTCAAGTTGTTGATTCTGCTTTGTCGGCCGAGGAAAGATTGTGAAAAAAGTGGAATTTTGCGGAAATAGAAATTTTGCTGGACGGGCGGTCAAAGCACGCGTCGCGAAAGAGATCCGACCCCACCCTGGGTATGGGGGTCATGCTCGTCCGCCAGCTCCGCCAAGTCCGTCGTGATGCTCACCACACAGCGCCTGCAGGTTACCTTCGTCACATTGCGCGCCGCCGTCGACCATCCTCACGACGTGGTGCGCATCCGTCGCCACCTGGTCACAACCGCCGGCCGCCTCGCACATCGGATGACGTCGCAGGTATTGCGCCCTGAATTTTCGCCAACACCCATCGTACCCACGCCCGGCCGAGTTCGGCCGTCCGCGCTCGCGATCCCGACCGCGTTCCAAGCGATGCTTCTCGCACAGCCCATCATTGGTCAACTCGTGGCATCCAGGATGCCGGCATGGGCGTCGCGCCCTCATCGGCATAGGCCCTCCGATTTATTCCGGCGGCGCGCCAGATGACATCAACTTCGCCGCGGCGTCACGTCGAAGGTCGCTCCGCATTCCGGACACGTCATTGCGCCGAGACAGAAGGTAGGCTGTTCGTAGCGATACGCCCAAATGAGTTCGGCGTGCTTGCAGATTGGACACTCGACGCCGCGCCCTGTTTCCCTCGATGTCACGTTGTTTCTGTTGGCACTGGGGGCAATCTCGCTCATCGCTGTCCACTTCACGGGTAAAGATCCTCCCACAGCGTTCGCAGTGCTTTAACTCGACGTGTATATACTCATCGCCGCGATCACCTATCTTGCTTGAGCGCTCAAACGCGTTCGCGAGGGCCAGCGGTTCGCGGCCGCTTAAAATCGCGTCCGCGCGTAGATACGCCTCGCTGCGTGGATCCTGGGTGAGAGGGTGCATCACAATGGATACTCTTAGGCTTCGTCCCACGTGAAGGTCACTTTTAATGTCTGATCGAGCCAGAGTCCAATGACGTTTGTGATCTTCACATCGCGGCAAAAATCATCGGCGCCGTCGATGCGCAGCCGCGCCCGCGGCAGGCTATCACCATTGAGCGCGCCAGATGACAACTCGACGACCGTGGCTTGCATTTCGATTTTTACGTGTCCCCTCATCGCGACGCCTTTTTTGCCCGCATTTTCTTTACTCGTTTTTTGGCTTCGCGCGGATCTGGGAAATACGCGCGCCCCGCCAGAATTATGATTGCATAGGTATCACAGACGGTGGGCCACGCCTCCACTTTCAGGCGCGATCGGTTCCGTTTGTGGCGGATGACGGCGTCGGCGTTTTGCTCCATATCGGCGCGCGTCAAGGTAGCGAGGACGTGAAAATTAGGAACCTTCCGGCAGGTATCGGCCAACTTAAAAACCGCCAGGCTGTCGGCGCCAGCGTGTTCTTCGAGGCTGGCAACGCCCTCGGTAACCATGGAGTAGCCTTCACGTATCGGCAAAAAACGCAGATGCGTGTTGTTTCGCGACAGCAGAATCGCTCGATGAGATCGCGCCAATTTGTCCTGATTTTTTCTAGCAGCGCCAAACTTACAGGGGGGGGAAGTGTGGACATGGTTCTGCGTAAGTGTGGCGGCCGGATGTCGTTCGGAAAGGGCAACTGCCCAACGCCGCGTTGCCGCGGGGATCGATGAGTGAAGGTAATTGAATATTTATCAGGTTTCCACGGCGCTTGCAAGCGGGTTCGCGCCAGGGCGCCGGTTACCTCCGTAACTCGCGCCCAAACCGCGGCGCGGCTTCCTCGTTTTCCTTGCCTACAACTTCAAGACCTCTCCGCTGCCTGCATTTTCCGATCCCAGGCTTTTGCCGTTGCTCTTGCTTTTGTTTTTTGTTTCAATCTTTGCGATTTTCCCATCTACACTGCCGGTGGTTTGGCAACGCACTTGCGCACCTTCTTTTCAGGGAAACGGGGGGTTTGGGGGGCTTGCCCCCCAACATAGGGATGCTTGCCTTGAGCCGCTGGCAAAGCCAGCGCACCTTAGAAGATTTCCACAGCTCTGCACAAGCGAAATCAAGGCTGCTAGAAGCATAAGGTCTAATAGATAAGGACAAAGTCATAAACCACTACCGAATTCTGCGCGCGGTGGAGAAGGGTTTCTGTTTCCTAGCCAGCCGAACTCTGTGCAGACTGGATACCGATTTCTGACATGGTCAAGAGCCACTTCTGCACAGCGTGTTCCTTGTCGTGCCAACTTTTCTGGGCATGGCCGGGATCTCGCTCGCGCGCTCGCCATCAGCGCCAATGATGCCAACTTTTATTGGCATCGAAACGCACCAAAGTGCGCACCAAAGTTTCTCTGGAGCGCATCATTGCTGCCTCACGCGCAAAGCGGCGTCCAGGGACACTTCGCCCCTTGGCCGTTCCTTCCTCGCTTGATTTTTAGAGGATTGTTACTGGCTCAACTTGGCGCCCGCCATTCAGGAAAGAGTGTGTCAAGCAAGTGCGCCGGCACGCCGCAGCCGCCGTCGATCAGCTCCATGCGGCAGGCATGCCAGAAGGTGACTACGTGCCTCTCCGTGCCAATCCACCGCCGCAGCAGCGTGCCATGCACCCGCGCCACGTGCTTCCACCACAGCTCGGCGGTCATCTGCTGGGCCTTTGCTAAGGCCTGCAGCCGCTGCGTCTCCAGCAGCCCTGTGCGCTCATCCAGCATGCGGTCTCCCAGGTAGATGATCTTGTTCGGTGGCTGTTTCCAGCTTGCGCCGGCTTCCTGGTGATCCAGCGGCTGCCCGCTTTTCTCCCAGTGTCCGCCCAGGCAGACGATGCGGAAGATAGGAAACTCGCCGCGCTGCTCGGTCCGCTCCCGGCTCAGTTTGCCGGTCAGAGGGTCGCGTAGACGGACGGTATAGACCGAGTACTTGCGCAGGATGCTGCGCACCGTGTCGCAGCAGAGCCCGGTCATGCCGGCAATCTCGATCTGCGTTGTGTCGTCCAGTACTCCTTTATCCTTGCCTTTGCCGCCGCCGTCGAAGATGCCCAGCTTGCACAGCGCGCTCAGCACGGTGCGGTCGTTGGGCGTGCCAGGAAAGTTCGGATGGTAGATAAAGCCCATGCGCTGGCCATAGCCGCCTCCGCCAGTGGCGTTGCGGAAGTGCGGCCCCAGCGTGGGATGGTTCTTCAGCTCGCGCGCCGAGGGCAGGTTGTGGCCCTTCCATGGTCCATTCTTCTTGCGCACGCGGTCGCTCTCGGGAAACGCCCACTCGCGGTGCGAGGGCGACCCGTAGGCGCCAGAGCTGGTGATCATCTCGCGGCAGCGCCGCACCACCCTGGCATAGCTGGAGGCGTGCTTGTAACCCGCCGCTGGGGCAATCTGTGAGAGTGCCAGGTCCACCAGCTCTTTCCGGGGGATGCCGTCGCTGGGCAGTACGCGCAGCGATTCCATGGCCAACACCACGCGCAGCATGCGGCTCTTGTCCAGCCGCGCCTCGTGCTTCACGCCACCCGCGCTGGTCTCCGTGCCTTCAAAGTCCCACAGACCGTTCCAGCCGCGCACCGGGGCGCGGTCCGCCTCGACAAATTGTTGCAGCAGCAGCGGCGTCGGCGTGCGCGGCGTCCGCTGGCGTGTCTCGGGTTGCGGCTTGCTGGCTATGACATCCTCCGATGGCTCACGCCAGGTACTTTTCGTTTGTTTTAGGCGGCGCTTCCGGCAGTTCCGGCTTGAAGAAGGCTTTTCCCTGGCCTCTGTTGCCCGTCACTTCGAGGAACTTCACCTCGACTCGGGCAGAGTCGATCAGCTTTTCCGCCACCATGCAAATGGCCCTGGCGCGGTCTGTGTCCATTGGTTTCTCTTCGTCCTTGAGCGCTTCGAGCGTCTCAAAGAGATGGTTGCGCAGGTCCTGGATTCCGTTCTTTGGCATCGATCTCCCTTTTTCGGCACGTGATCACGCGTTTGATGGCGCCCTTGAGCTGGATCACTTCGACCAGCTCCTTGGGCAGCCTATGAATGGTGTTGCGCCGCATCAGCTCGGCGCGCGTAATAAGTTCGAGGTTGGCGTCCGTGATGTTGTCTTTGTCGCCGTCCTTGAACACAAGAGCATGGGTGTTAGCAGAGGGAAGCGGGCCGTGCAGCTCCTGCCAGAGCAGGTGATGCAGCGGCCGCCAGTCGCGCGGCGGATAACCGGTGTCGGAGATCTTCCGGCACAGGTAGCCATCATCGTCGTGGCGCGTGCTGCCAATCGGCTTCCACGTGTGCGGCCGCTGGCCTTTCTTGAATTGCGTCTCCGCCATGCGCCCAGGCGCGTAGCCAGGAAAGCGCACGCCCTTGTTGGCTGGAATAGTCCCAGGCTGGAAGCGGTGCGCAATGCTGGCGGCGCTCTGCGCCACGTGCTTCCCCAACTCGCGATCCACGCGCGCCAGGAACTCCGCGCTCTTCTTCAGCCCCAACGTGCTTGCGTGCGCGGATGCTTGCGTAACCGATAGCCGCAGCGCCAGCGCCAGCGCCCGCGTCGAGCAGTTCGCGTACACCTTGCGCAGCCATGCCTCTTCGCGCGGCGTCCAGCAGTGGCGCTTTCTGTTGTGTGATGGTCGGCCCACTATGGCTCCGCCTCCCGGAGATAGATTTGCAGCACTAGCGCTTTGTCCTCGATCGGCAGCGCCGCGAACATGCGTACAAGCTGCGCGTCGCTCACCAGCAGCGTGGCCAACGCGGGGCGCTGTGCCTTGCTTTCAACCGCCGTGCCGTTCGCGGGCTCGGTGGCCTTCTTGTAGGGTCCGCGCTTGCCCTTGTGATGTTGGTCCACGCGGCACGCGCGGCAGACGTCCGACTTGGAATCTTTACGCAGGGCCTTCTTGCAGTTGGTGCACCAGCGCGAATCCCTGGAGTGTGCTTTGACCCTGGTCATGGTTTCGATCTCCCTAGGTGATTCAGTGTCCGCCAGAGGTTTAGCCACCGGCGCCAGGACGCTTTCCAGGAAGCTTTCGGGTCGATCCTCGGCTGCCGATGTCGTCTGTTCGGGTGTCTCCTTCCGGGGCGTCGCCTTCGCTTTCGCCTTCGCGGTCTGCTCTTGCCTTGGCGCGGGTATCGGTGCGGGCATCGCCACAATTCTGGCGTCGTCGATTTCCTGCTGGGAGTAGCCCGCGGCCCTGGCATGCGCGATGCACATCTCCTCGCGGCCAAGGATCACCGCCGCCGGCGTCGGCTCGCCCTTCACGCCGCACTCCAGGCACCAGTTCGTGCTCATAGCAGCATCCTCAGCGGGAACGCATGACAGCACTCGGCAGTCGGTTCCTGTTGCCGTTTCAGCTCGCCATCGAGCTCCGCCAGGTTCTGATCGCTCTTGACCGCCAGCCGCGGGATCAGGCAGTGGATCCGGATGCCACTTTCCGTTTCGCCCTCCCAGACGCGGCACTTGACCCCGTTGGCGATCACAATCCTGCTCGTGCTCTCAATCGTCATCTTCATGGCTTCCTCGTCAAACCGGATGCCGGCGATCCAGCTTGGTTCGCCGGCGCCCGTTGCTCTGGCGCGCTCTCCTCTCGCTGGATTTAACTGCCTACTCTCGTCACAGCCGCTCGACCTCGGGCGTTGCGAACCACGGACGCCATCCTTTCGGCCAGCATCTCAATATCGCGCGCTTCGTCCGTGGTAATCTGTGCTTGCTCCGCTGTGTTGCACTCCGGCCGGCGGCGGGCTCGAACTCGCTGCCGGCGCAGGCTTGGCTTATTAAAGAACATCTCGTGCGACCCTTCGCTTCCCCAGTATTCGCCTTCCACTTCGCCTCCTGTTTTTCAACTGCGCTTCAAACGCTTTTACGGCCCGTCTGAGCCTTGGCTCATCGCGTGGTCCTTCCATGTCGAACGTCGGATGACGCCATCCCCAGCCGCGTGTCTCCATCGCTTCTTCTCCTTCCATCAGTTCAGCCTCGCCAGCTCGGCTGCGCTGCGCCGCGCATGCAGTGTCTCCACCAGTGCGGAAACCACCCACAGCGCGTGGCGCCGCTGCTCCGTCAGGCGCTCATAGTCCAACGACAACGGTGTCCGCGCGTGCATCGTATCGTCGAAGCACAGCACGTGGGCGCAATCGGCGCATACCGCCATATCGCCGGGCACGATCTGGCGCTCGCCACCGCCTACGGTGGTGACCATATCCAGCGCCGCCCCGCAGTGCGGGCAGCGAGCGCGAAGATTGGCAGGGATGTTCATAAGGCAATCTCCCTGGCGCGGGCACTCGCCTGGCGCAGACACTCGCGCGAGATTCGCATGCGCGCACTGGCCTTCTTTTGCGAGCGCCCGCATTGGTCCAAAGCTGCCGCCAGCAAATGGGCGCGGAAGATCGCCATCGACTCGCGGTAATCGAAGCCCTCGGCCAGCACCGCGCGCGCCGCCTTCAGCATGTCGCCCTTGACCAGGTAGCTGGGCTGGCGGGGAATCACCTTGAACTCGAGAATGGGTAACACTGCGCTGCCGGTCGCGGACGCTTGGGTGCTCATGCGGCCTCCGGTCCGAGGTCTTCTTCCAGCGCCGCCAGCGGCCCAAAGCCTTCCTCGTAGTACTGCTTCCAGGTGGCGCGCTTGATCGGGCCGCCGCGATCGATGAGCTGCGCGGCGGCTTTGCATGAGAAGAAGAAATTCTCCACCGCCGTCTGCTCAAGCTGCATACACCATGCCGTGTAAGATTCAGCCATCACGCGCTCCTTTCGCCGGGATTTAGTTCCTTGAATCCCTCCGTTTCAGTGGGAGGCAAGGGGATCTCGGCTGCAAGAGGACGCCACCAGTGCAGGCGGAACGGAAAGTTTTTGAACCACGTCGATTGCAGTGGGTGGAACTGTATGACAGTCTCTTCGTCGTCCCAGAACCGGCTCTTGATGAAGCACATCTCCGGCCAGTTTGGGTAGCGGTTCCGCAAAGAGACGCTTACGTGGTCCCACGGACACTCGGCGTCGCCGAGAACCGCGCCCACCAGCAGGTCGCGGCCACATGGGCCTGGGACAACGAACACTCCCTCTTGCTCGCCCGGGCGCGATGAGTAAACCCCGGAGAGAACACGGTACTTTTCCAGCTCAGCGGACAGCTTCATCACGCACCCCTTTCGCTGGCACCAGGTGAGCGGCGCAACTGGCGGTCAATCTCAATCCGGCGCTTGACGGAGATGCGCAGCTTGCCAGATCCCGTGCAGGCATCGCAGATGCGCACCTTGTAAGTCACGCTCGGGTCGGGCTGCAGACCGGTTTCGTCGCAGGCGGGACAATGGAAGGAAAAGCACCGGTGCTTCATCGCGCCCTCCACAGGACGATCGCCGTGATCACCAGCGACCAGAAGAGCACAAGGAAAATTGCCAAACCGATCCAGGCCATACGCACGCGGCGAATGTCGAGATGTGACACGTTCTCCAAGCGCGTGTCCGCTTCTGTGAGCGCCGGCCGCCCGGCAATGCGAGTGTTCATCGCGCACCGCCTTCCGCACCGTCAAGGCAGAAGTGCTCGTGAAATTTATCCAGGTCGATGCGGTGCTCACGGCTGAACGTGTAGCCCATGCGGCCATCGACCAGAATGTAGATCATCGTTGGGGCGTGCTCGATTTCCACCGGGCCAACCTCGACCGCTACGCGTCCCGTCCAGTATTTCAACTGCTTGATACACCGGCCCGGCAGCCGCGGGTGAATGAACTTGGCTACCTCGGTGGTCGGTCTGGCTTTAGGCTTCGCGCTAAGTTCGGAGGGTACCGGCACTGGCTCGGGTTCCAGAAAGTCAAATAAGCCTGCGGAGGCTGGTGCTGCGTCGCGCCGCGTCATGAGGCACGCTCCGGGGCGCGGTCGGCACCGCACGGGCTGAGAGCAAATTCATTGCGTGCCAGCGCGGGGGTGCGCGAAATCCACTCCAGCGCCGTGACCAGCGCTTCGGCCAGCAGAACGCAAGCCAGCGCCGGAACAAGGAACGCGAGCCTGATCGTGCCGCCGATTGTTTGGCTTGCACCATTGAGCGTCTGCGTAAGCGCCGCGGTACTCTGGTTGAGAATTGCCTCGGGGGCCGTCATGACGCACCCCCGCCGGATTCGCCGTGCCCGCGCGCGCCGTGGGCGCACTCGCACCGCTTCACCTCTCCATCAATCTCGGCGGCGATGTTGTCGCAGTGCCCGCAATCTTCCATTGTGCACGGCAGGCAGATGGTTTCCCGCAGCGCTGGCGCGAGTTCGGGTTCGATGCAGCGGAACCCGGCCCGCGGCGAGAGGTACAACTTCACCACGCCACCGCTGGCCACAAAGCTGCAGATCCGGCCTCGGGTCAGGATCAGCAGCGCTTCGCTGGCGTGCGATTGCGCCGCGCCCTGGTAGTCGGTGACGCGCACCGGCAGTCCCTGCATTTCGGCGGCCGGTATTTTGTGTTCCGCCGCCGAACTTTTGCTTTTGTCTTTACCGCGCAGCACAGTGATTTTCATGCCGCACCGCCCACGGCCAATTTTTTGGTGGCCTCAACCGCCGCAGCGATCTTGTCCATATCGAGGGTGATCTTGCCTTCGGCGTGCAGCTCGCAGCGGGTCATCCAGAAGTCGCTCAGCTTGACGGCCGTCACCGAGACGCGCTTGCAGCGGAGATGTGAGCAGAGTCCGCTGATCACAATCAGCCGGGGCGTCATGCCGCACCGCCCTTGGCCAGAAAGCATTCAGTGCAGATCACGGGATTCTTGCCAGCCGCGATGATCCGCTGGCCGCTCGGCGCAATCCAGACTTCCTGCGAGCAGACGCCGCAGGTTGTTTTCGCTGAGCCCGTAATCCTGGACTGCATGTCGGCAGAGAAGCGCACTGGGTAACAAATGACAGGGCATTCGGAGGCGATGATGTCGGCTTCGGGGTGTACCTCGACTTCCAGCTTGCGGTCGAGTCCGAGGGCCTTCCCAAGATTAATGCGGAACGGTGCGAAGGTTTTCTCTACGCAGTCGGCGCTCATAGAGCACCTTCCGCTCTGGTAATCGCCTGCTCGGCGACCAGCCCGAGAATCCGGACCTTCAGTAGCAGCGCGCCGTCGAGATCCGGAACGGCGCGGAGAAGCAGAACGAGTTCCCTGGTGCGCAGGGCGACATCGTAAAGCTCAAGCGCCGCCAGTTTCAGGCTCTGCACGGTGGGACAATTGGGTTGGGCTGGAGGGGTTTCGGGCGGGAGTTGTACTTGTTCGATCGAAGGCGTTCGGTTTTCGGTGATCACTGGATTCTCCCAAAGTCCAGTGCCGGTACCGAAATTTGAGAAGAGGCTCTTCGCTTAGCAGGTTAGAGGCTCGCCTTAGAAGGCAGATGCTCTATCCAACTGAGCTACGCTCCCGCAGAGGTTCCCGCGACAACAGAAGAGGCACTATCCAAAATCGGTCCAACACTGGCGCGTTTTTTGCTCGGCCCTGATAAGTTGGGCTCTGCGGCCATGGCGCTCGCTTTGAGCGCGAGGTTCTTGACGCGTGTTGCACGGGCTCTCTTTGCAAACTCGCAAAGCTGCTCATGCGTGTATTTTGCCGCCCGCGCCGGGCCACCAACCAGACCGGCCTTGCGCTTCGGCGTCATTTCTTTTACCACCACCGGCCTAGGGCGTCTTTTGCTTGAACGGAGAAATTGGGTGCGGTCCCAGTTCGGGCTTCTGCATTTATTGCTCGCACACTTCAAGGGCGGCGCCGACTTGTGCGGGTGCCAGGTGTATCCGCAGACCAAGCAAGTGCGAACCGGAAGCTGAACGTCTTCGGCCATAGCAGCCCCAGTTGTACAGCGCAACTTCGTTCTTGTCAAGACTTGTTTTTCCGCGCGAGTCTTACAAATTCCCGGCGATAGAGCTTCTTTCGTCCGCCGCAACCGATGCCGGAGGCTTCTTTTCCAGCTTCAGTTCGAGCTTCGCAGTGGCTTCGGACTTCGGCCTCATGCGGATGTGCGAGTAGCGTTTCTTCATCCGCGAGCTGATCGCGTGACCGGCCATCTCCTCGATGGTCTGCTCGCTCACCTCCGGATCTTCCATCAGTTTTGTCAGGCAGTGGTGGCGCAGGTCGTACATGCGCAGCGTCGGCATCCCGGCCTTCGCGCGCAGGCTTCCCCAGGCTTTCTTCCACGAGCCCATCGGCTTCCATGGGTCGTACGGCGTCGACCGCGCCCGGCCCGGCAACAGGAAGTGCTCAGGATCGGGCTCCAATTTGCGCCGCCGGATGATTTTGAAGTATCGCTTCAATAGTTGTCCTGCCGCCCACTGCGACGAGGCGTTGAGCGGCACGATGCGTTCGCGGTGTCCGTTCTTCAGGCCATCGCGCACCCGCAAAGTTCCCATCGGCGCGCCGGCGCACTCGCCCAGGGTAATGTCGTTGACGTGCAGATGCGAGATCTCAGATGGACCCGCCGTGGTCGTCGCTGTCAGGATCGAGCAGAGATATGCCACGCGCCAGCGGGGCTCGGTTGAGGCGATCTCAAACAGGAGCTGCTCGGCCGAGGGCTCCATCGCCTGGCCCACCGTCGGCGCGCCTACCTTCAGTGGCTGGTAGAATTTTGCCACTTCGTTCCACAGTCCGGCACGGGCAAGGATCTGTTTGACCGTGTTCAGTTCATGATTGATGCAGTTTGGTCCAGCCGTTTCCGAGCGCTCGGCGACGTAGGCCTGCAGGTGTCCCGCGTGGATCTCATCGAGCCGCAACTCGCCGAAGAACCTATCCAGCATCCGGATGTAGTACTCGTAATCGGTGAACGTCTTGTGCGCGATCGCCGTCTCATGTTCCTTGAGCCAGATGGGCGCGGCCTCGCCGAACTGCATGCGGCCAAGCACCAGCGGTTCGCGGATGCGGTCGAGGAGTTCGATGCAGGCGGGGCAGTCATGGTGATTTGCGGTGTGGAGGAGCACTGGACGAAGTTGCATGACTGCGCGATACTAAAAGGCAGCGGTGGCTTTTTCAACTTACGTTGGTAACTTGAAAACAGGGAAGGTGAGTGCGATGGGGGAAAAAACCGCGACCTGCGCCGTGCATACAGACACCGAGCTGGTCTGCCCGAAATGCCTTGCGGCAAAGGGCGGCGAGACGACGGCTGAGAAACACGCGGAAAAGTTGAGCAGCTGGGGAAAGCTGGGGGGAAGGCCAAGGAAGAAGAAGGCGTAAAAGGCTTGAGGCTCCCTGGGAATCCGGACCAGGAAGCCTCAACTGTGAACCTATCCAGGGACGCGTTCTTTGGGAGATTGCAACCCGGATGGCCTCAGGATATCACGCAAATGTCAGCGCACAAGTAATAAAAATGGCTCCGCCGGGGAGGCGGAGCCGTGGTGATGCCGCACGCGCTGGGGTGCGAGTGAACGCTGCGCGGCGGCGAGTTGTGGAGCTGCCAACGGTAAGGTGAGGTTGGGCCTAGGCCAGATGGCAGAGCATGAGTGATACACCTTGAGTGCGTGGGCCACCCACGCGAGTGGCGATGGCCCACCATCGTTCGCCGCGATCCAGAGCCAGGGCAAGTTCGCGAGCCAGCTCTCCATCGAGGTGTCCGATTTGTATGCGGCGGATTTCCGGCGAGGTCGCGTGCGCCTCGCCTTTCTTGCGCCGTCCCGGCTCGGCCAGCAGCGCCATCACCTTGATGGCGTTCGCGTCCCATTGGTCTTGAGGGTTGCGCACCAGCTCCACTACATCGAACTGGTGCATCTTCTCGATCGCCAGCTGGCGTGAGCTGCCATCGGCGTTAGTGTGGGTCACGCCGACGACTTTGGTATGGCGCCGCTCGCTGTGCGCGGGAAGAAGCTGGCCAAGTAGCGCCTGCTCTACCCGGCGCTCGTCGCGCGCGCGTTCTTCGGGAGTACGCATGGCTGGGTTACGCTTTCACGCCAGATACGGTGGTAGCCGCTGCCGGGGTGGCGGGCGCAGTTGATGCCGTTGTAGCATCGAAAAGATCGGCCACGGCTCCAGTAAGCACGGAGATGGCAGACTTCCACTTAGCCACGTCGGCGATCGCGCGCGTGCTCAGGAAGCCCGATCCCGTGATGAGCTGTTCCACCAGCGGCGCAGCAATGGCGAGCTTCGACGCACCCGTGCCAGCCGTGCCTGCCACTGTGGTAACAAGCGCGCCAGCACCCACCACAACGGCGCCGATCTTAGAGATCGCTGCGGCGATTTCTGGCTGTCCGGCAGTGTCTGCGACGGCTTCACCTACTCCGGCAACGATCGGCTCGACCTTGGCTGCTTCTTTTAAGAACCCGGCCACATCCGCCTCGGCCGCTTTCAGAAACGATTTAATTTTCGTGAGCAAATTCATTGTGTTCCTTTTCTGGGCTCGCGGGCCCTGTCGGTTTCAAGGTTGCGTGGACTTTTGAGCGACGCCGCCGCCAAACACGCCGAGGCCGCCGATAATGATTTCCTTTCCCACTTCTGCGTTGTGCAGGGCGATGACTCCGCCGAACACGATGAGCAGGAAGGCCAGAATGTTGACTGCTGAATTCACGTCCTTGAGGTCCATGTCAGTTCCCCTTCACTAAAGCGATTCCACCTGCCACGCCTGGCGCCAACTTCAGCCCGTACTTGATGCCAGCGCCGATCGCGTGCCTGACCGGGTGCGGGCCGCGGTACGGGGGCGGAAAGGCCCATGCGTCAAAGTCCAGCACCGTCTTGTTCGTACTGCCAGCCAGGTCGCCCCAATTCTTGATTGCCCTGTTGAGGTACGGATTGTTGACGAAGTCGCCGCCGGCCGTGATCGTCTTCGTGGCCGCCCGCTCAAGGTCAGGCAAGGGCTCCATTGCCGCATCCATCTTTGCCAAACTCAATTGCGTGCGATCTGAGAGACTCGTGGCAGCCGTGCCGATATTCCCCTCAAGCGCGGTCGCAGCGGTGAGCGTGGCTCCTGCTTTCTCACCGAGGCCGGTTACCGTGGTTGAGGCTGTGTTAGCCAGCAGGCCGTACTTGGCGATCACGGCGTCCATCTGGCTCAGACTCCTGTCCATGTGCTTGATTACGGTGTCGGTGTCGTCGGAGACGTTCACAGAGCGTCGTGCGCCTCGCTGTAGCTCCGTCACCAGCCCCTGGCCGTGTACCAGGCTTTCCTTGGCCGCCAGCGCCGTCTCCGGTCCGTACCGTACCGTCAGCCACGCCGCCGTGACCGCGAGTAAGGCCAGCGCAACTGCAGTGACCAGCCTCATCACCGCGCGGGCCAAGCACGTCCAGCCGATCATCGTGTCCGGGAGTTCGGCTCTCATGCGGAAGCCTTTGCCGGATCGGGGTCGTAGTTTGCCAGCCGCGCCAGCACCAGGGCGGGGTACTGCGGATCAGCGCCGCCGTTGTAGACCAGCAGCGCCGCGCGAACATCGTTGGGATGCAGGCGCATGGCGCGCTCCAGCTTGCGGCAACCGTACTCGATGCCGACCGGCGGGTCGCACAGCTCGGAAAGGTACTCATATTTGAACCCGAGCTCGCGCGCCGTTTGACCCATGATCTGCATCAAGCCCCAGGACATCGAGCGGCCCCAGTTTTCCTCCAGCGCCAGGCGCGGAATGGGATCGACATAACGTTTTTCAAAGGCGGGTTCGGGCTTGAATGCCCACGGCTGCCAATCGCTCTCGTGCTCACACACGGCGCAGACCAAGTCTTCCGGCAGCGCGTGCGCCTTCGCGGTGGCTCGCGCCACGCGAATCATCGTTTGAACGTCCAAGTTGCACCTCGGGTAAGGAAGGAAAATCGGATAATTACGGACAACATCGAACAGCTATTGGCCGCCGCGATGGGCGAGCGCGGTCTCGGAGCTGGGGTGGCGAGTCCCGGTCCACCAGCTCCAGAGCTCATCGACCTTCGTGTCGCGCGCCTTCGACTGTTCGTGGTAGGCGCCAAGCTCCACGCGGATGTCGCCGATTTTTTGGGAGAGGATCCACGTCGCGGTGATAATGGCGATGATGATCGTGACCGCAACGGCGGCCAAGCCAACAGTGGCGGGGTTCATGGCGTTTGTCCTGAAAAAGCTGTGTGGGGTTAAGAAGCGGTGAGATAGATGCTTTCGACGGTGCTTCCCATTCCCGCCATGGTCGTAAACGGCAGGCACCCGAGGGAAACCCGTCCGCTGATTGAGGTTTGTGCCATCTGCGTGGAGCTGGGCGCGGTCTGCGGGGCACCGGCCATGTTTACCGAGCCATCCGAAGCCAGGATGTAGAGATAGGCGTAATAGATGGTCCCAGGGGTAAGGCCAGCGGCGCTCACCGAGCCCGCGGGAACAGAGACGCCGGATACGGTCTGCGCCACATAGACAAGACCGATATCGATATTCCTCGTGGTCTGCGTTGCGGCCAGCGTGTCCGATCCCGCTCCCACGGCCAGGTTGCTGGCCGTGACCGGTCCCGCTCCGACCCAGTCGCCGGATGCTCCCCCGGCATGGGCGGCGCGGATCTGCACGTTATACTGCACTCCGGCGACCACGCCGCCGATGTAACACTGCACCGTGATGCCGGGCAGAATTGCAGCCGTCTGCCAGCTCGTCGCGCCCACCCCCTGGACCTGCACCGCGATCGTGCCGCCGGCGGTGGTGAATGGGTCAACCGGTTCCGTCCACGTCGCCAGGATGCGCGGCGTCACCGAGCCGTCGGCGTTCACAAGCGCCGTGGAGAGATCACTTTCCAGCGCGAGCCCGGTGGGATCGGCAACCTGCAAACTGCTTTTCAGCATTGGCGAACTGGTGTTAGCGAGGCTGCGTTCTTCGGCTGCACTCCAGGTGTAGATCGATGGATCCGTTTCGTTCACATCCACCTGCACCCCGAGGGTGATGGACTGCTCCTCTTCGTGATTGTCTCCCGCGCCATCTTCGCCTCCGGAAGATTTCGCCGTCGTTGGCGTGAAGTGGAAGTTCTCGATCTCCAGGTACTTGTTTGCCCAGCCCAGCGGCGCGGCGGTCATTTCGATTACGTCAACCGGGCAGGTCTGGTAGGCCGCCAGCGACATCTGCTGCGTGCCCGTACCCTCGAAGCGGTTGCGCAGCAGCCGAATTTTCATCAGGCGCTGGCACGTCGCCGCCGAGGTCACAAACTGATAACGCACGTCGGTGTAGAGCTTCACTCCGGCGTCGGCCGCCAGATTGACGTCACCCTGGTACGGGTCGGTGATCAGGCCGTACCCATGCAGGTAATCCTGCGCGTACTCAGGCGCGTCGGTCGGCTGGTACTGGCCGTCGAAGGTGCTGTTGTCTTTGTGGTTCTTGTCGTAGCCGCCCACCGAATAAGGGTAGGAAGGACAGACGAACGTGGCGCGGATGGCGTTGAACAGGTCGCGGAACTTGCGCCGCGGACTCCACTTGATGGGTCCGGTGAGATCGCCAAGATCGAAGGTTAGAGTGCTACCATACCAGGCCGCGGGGAAGATCTTCCAAACGCCACCCTGATACGAGATGTGCGCTTCCATCGCCGCCAGCATCGAGGTCAGAATGTCCCCAGGCGCGGTGGACCAGTCAAAGCTGCCGTTGATGGTGTAACGCGCCTCGGTGAGTGGGTTCGGAAGGGTCGTCCAGATCACGCTGCCATCGGTCACGGTTGCACCGAACGTGGTCGGCCACACCGGGACGGTTGCGCCCGTAGTGCCGGACGGACTTGAACTGCCGATGGCACCGAGTACGCTGCCGGTAAAGTTCGTCACCTTTTGGCAGTTGCCATTGCTATCGAGGATCGTCCAGCCGATGTAAAGCGTGGCGCTGGCCGTCCAGGGCAGGCTCACCGTGGGCGGACTCATCTGCCAATTCACGGTGCCATCAACTACGGTCCCGCCCGGCGTGGTCGGCCAGGTGGGTGTGGTGAGCGCGTCAGTCTCGCCCACGCCATCCACGGGGACGCCGATGGCAGTTTCGATGTTGCCGTTGCTGTCGAGGATCTGAGTGCCCAACGAAACGTCCAGCTCTTCCGCCCAGGGAGTGCTTACGCCCGCCAGTTCGACCTGTTCGTCGCAGATGTTAGCGGCGGCGATGAGCTGATCGATATCGATCTCGCTCCAATCGCAGCCCACGCCGAAGTCGCTGTTGGTCAGGTGATCGGCGACGATGAGCGCGGCGTTATCGGTCCAGATGTGGGTCGCGGGATTCGGTGTGATGCCATCGCTGAGAAACTGCGCGCCGAGGCGCGGATCGTAAATATCACACTTGCCGTGGATCGCCGCCTTGGGGCCGGGGATCGCGCCGAACATGTTAGGATCGCTGGCCGCGCCGATGAAGGTGGCGCAGATGCCGTTCAGCGTACACTCGTTCGTCCAGTTCGCGTCGCCGTTGAAGTTGCTCGCTCCGCCCGGTGGGAGCAGTCCCTTGCCAAGCTGCCACAGCCAGCTTCCGCTGGTATTCTTCGTAGGCAACGCTCCGGCGGGAGTGGCCGCACCCGTGTCGGTCCAGGACGTGGGATACACATAGCTGGCGCCGATGCCGAAGTCGGTGGTAAGCACCGTGCCGATGAGCTGCTCGGCTCCGGCCGTGCGTCCGTAAATGTTGTTACCCGCCGGCTGATCAAAGCCAATGGCGGAGGTGTGCGAAAACGGCGCGGACCAGTTGAGCGTGATCGAGCAGGTGTTCGGGCCCACTGGAGTCGTGACGGAAACTTCCGCGCTGGCATACGTCTCGCCGGTATTGCCATCGATGGCGGAGATCCGGTACGTGTAAGTCGTGCCGCCGTGCAGCGTGCCGCCTGTGGCAGAGGCCGTGCAAGCGCCGGGCATGGGCGTGGTCAGGTGTCCAAGGGTGGACTGGGCGAGGACGTGGTAATTGCCGCCTCCGTCGCCGCCGAAGTTGTACTCATTCCCTGCCGTGTCGTAGAAGTTCCCGCCCAGGTCGTAACCCTGTGCGCCCGCCACGGGGCCACCGGTGTAGCCCCAGAAAACGATTTCGCGGCCATCGAGGTAGAGGAAGTCCACGCTCTTGCACTTGTGCGACGCCCAGGCGACAACCTGGTTGATGCAATAGCCAAGGTCGGACATGTAGACCACGTCGCCGGAGACGCGCGTCTGTCCGTAGATGGTGACGCGGCGGCCCAGCGGCTGGCGGATCGAGGTGCTCAATCCCTGGCCGCCGCCCTGCAGCGCCTGCGCAATCGACGAGAGGGTCAGGCCCGCGCCCATGGTGCCAAGCAACATCGAGGCCGCCATCACCTCCGTTTGCGAAAACACCATTCCGAATGCCTCCGCACCGAGCCCGTCGCTCATCACGGTGAGTGCGATGGCCCCGGCGATCAGCGCAACACCCATGATCACTTTTGCCATGTCACACTCTCCAGGCTTTGAGACAGTTTTTTACCGGCACGCGCGCCAGTCCTTTGGTGGAGACGACCAGCGCATGGCGGCCGTTGAGATGAACAATGCCGAGCGCCAATCCCGCGTCGCCGTTGAACAACACAAGGTCGCCGCGCTGCGCAAAGAGTGGCGAGGGCAGGGACTTGAGTCCATACTTTCCAGCCGCGTAGACCGCCGCGTCTTCCACGGTCGCGCCCCCGGTGACCTGGTGCAGCTCGGCGAACGCGCCAGCTTCATCGCTGTAATTCTTTCCGCGATAGTCGGCGGCAACGTCGATGCCGGTCATCGCCAGGATGGCGTCGGCGGCGAAGATGCAACAATCGTTTTTACCCCACGCGAAAGGCTCGCTTTTGCGAGCCTCGATGAATGCGTGCAGGTCTTCCGGCCAACTGTGTTTTCGTCGCATAATAGTGTCTTGGGAGAATCAATGGCGTGTTGCAATGAAATGGATTACGAGCTGAAGCGCTTTGCCGAAAGCGCCGACTATGGCTTCGAAGTCGCCGAGGATGGCAAAACTTTCGACATCGTTTGGGAGACAGTGAACGTCGTCATCGAATGCAAGTTCTGCCCGTTCTGTGGCGCGCCCTGCAGCCGGACGATTAGCACTTAGGTTTTCCAGATCAGGTTGCGATCCTGGTTGTAAGGCACCCAGGAGAGGCTGCGATCCTTGGGATAGCGGGCGCGCTGGTCCTGATCAGTGAAGCGGCCGCCGCGCGAGCGATTGAGATCCGCGAGGCGATTCTCCACGTCGATGGTGATGGAGCAAGTGTTCGTGTCGAGGTCGATGTCCGGCTTGTCGAGGACTCCCATGTACGCCGGCACGGGATCGGCAATGATCGCGCCGGAGTTGTCGAAGCACGCCAGGTACACCCAGGCTTTGCCGGCGTGATTAATTTCGTTCATGCTCTCGGCGAGATCTCCGGGGTTGATCCCGGAGAGCGTGAGGGTGATCCCCTGCGCCTGCACAGTGCTGGATTCGCTGATCCCGCCGATAGTGCCAAGGGTGCCCACGCCAAGGTAGTTGTTGCCGTTCCACGCGACGATGCCGACGCCGGTCCAGAGGAAGTAGGTGTTGTCGGCGAAGTTGAGTTGCAGTAGAAACGCCAGGCGCACCGCGCCCGAAGTCACAGCCGTGATCACTGCCGAAGTAAGTCCGTCGCGCGCCATCAGCAGTCCTCCCAGTCAGGAATTGCGACCGTCTGCCCGGCCAGTCGATGGGTCGAGTCGGTGAGAAATTGAATGCGGCCGGCGACCACGAACGAGTGGCAACAGTTGTTGTCAGAGCGCACTCGGACGGATGGTGCAAAGGTCGGCAGCCCCGTGTTTCCGTTCCAGTTCCACACCGGCTGCTCTCTGCCCGAGACGCGCACCTGGTGGGCGCACTGGCAGCCGGGGCAATGGAAGGCCACCGTGTGCTCGTCGACCCGATGCAGTTTCATCGCTATCCCGCCGTTCATCGCGCCTCTTTGCACTTGAAGCCGACAGGAATGACCTTGAGATAGTTCGCCGTCCAGTTGCGCGTGTTGGTCTCCAGCCGGAAAAGCCCACTGGTGTTGTGCAGCAGAATCGGCTGGCCATCCGCGGGCAGCTCGCGGATCGACGGCCACACGGGGATCGCGGCGTTGCCGTTGGCGTCTGAATTGACCGCCGCGCAGGCGTAGGTCACAAAGTGCAGGCGGTAGCCGATCTGGAGATAATCACCCGGCAGCAGCAGCCGGTATTTGTTGGGCGTCCAGCCGCGCGTGTGCAGCACGTTCGCAGTCGTGAGGTTATAGCCTGGGTAGGAACAATCGCAGACGGGCGAACCCATCGGCGTGCCCAGTGGCGCGATGCCCGAAGGGTCGCCAATCTGGAAGGCGTTGAACTTGCCTTGCAGCGCGGCGAGCCATGCGATCCAGTTGTTCGCCCACGGCCGCTTCATTGCGGGCATGGAAACATTCAGCGACCACCAGTCCGCGCCGGGCCAGAGTTGCACCTGTGATTGCCGGGTGAACGGCGAAACGTTCTCACCGACGCTGTCGCTGATGCTGAAATCGATCTGGCGTGGAACCGGACGCGGCGGTAAGGCGATGATGTTCCAGCCGTTGAAGCTGGTGGTGAATGCGATGGCGGCGGCGCGCGCATAATAGCTTCCGATCAGGCCGATCGTGGCGTTGAGCTGCAGCCACGGGCTCATCGAGACCGCCAGCGGAGGCACGGTGATCTGGCCGGAGACCAGCGTCCAGCCGGTCCCGGAAGCGATGGTTGCGATGGATACCCAGGAGACGACCCCGGCGGCGGTGGTGAACCTCATCCCGATTCCCACAGTCCAGGGGTCGCTGTCCGTGGGATGGCCGGTGAGGTTGGACGCGTCCAGCCAGGCGACCATGTTGATCTGCATCCCGGCGGTCACCGCCAGCGAGGCCGAGTTGACAACATCGCGGCAGCTCCACCGCAGCGCCTGGGCAAACGGCTGCGCAACAATGGTGTCAATCGCAATCGCGCCCACGGATGGGTTCCACGCTTCGAGAAGCGTGCCGTTCCACGTTCCATTGATCATTGGGTCTCTTCGGTCTTCTTGCGCTTAGGCTCAGTGGCGCAGATGCAACAGCAGCGGTCGTAAATGCAGCGCTCGCAATGGCCGGTGAGGCAGTCCAGACAAATCGTTAGCAACCCCTGATCGGACAGTGTCCTTCGCCGCCCCACGCGCTGATCCTCGGCGATTCGCTCCTGCATTGAACGTTTTGTGGCGCTCACCTCATCACCGCCGTTCCGGAGGCCGTGCCGGTCCGCTTTCCATTGATCATTGGGGGTTTCTCGTCTTATTGCACTGTGAGCGAGACCGACGCTTGTACGTTGGCGATGGTCGTCCCTGTTTGGGTGGTGAACCGGACATTGATCAGCCCCAGAGCGGCTATCGGGATTGAGAGTCCGTTTACGTGACAAGCTGTGCCGGTGCCGAGGGTGCAGGTGGCGCCAGTCAGTGCCGAACTGCCGTTGTACACCTGGAACACTCCATCGCTGCTATTGACGCCCGCCCCACTCGTGACTACCGACAAATCGGTGAGGGTCGAGGCGGTGGGAATTGAGGCTGAGTCATAGCCGCCAGGATAACTGGTCACAGTGCATGCAGAGGTACTCATCTGACCTAGGTTGTAGAGAAATACGGTGGCGCTGGCAGTTGCCGTCGCCAAACAATAGCCGCGCACAATCGTTTTCGCGGTGGACGGGGTTGCTGCCGTGTAACACGGGTTGGGCGTGCCCCCGGTTGTGTATTCGATTGCCTGCCCGGTTGTTGGCGTGTACCCGGTACAGAATGGGACTCCGAGAATCCCAGATGACGATCCCGGTGCGGTGTAGTAGCCCCCAGGCGACCCCACGTACACATCCATGCTGGATGGAGCCCCAGCGCCGCCATACAGGGGATTCGCGTTGCATCCGGATGAAGCGCAGCCAACTCCATCGAGGGACGCCACCGTAG